TTCTCATCAGCAGATTCGCTCGGTCCCATTGCTGCGCGGGCAGGAGCTTGTCTTGCTACGAGCCCTAGAGCATTGAGGTGTCCATGGGTGTGAGATGATCCGCCGCACTCACGCCCATGCGGAACTCGACGATGGCACATCGAGCGTTGCTTATTGAGTTCTCGTCCGCTAATCGGGTCCCAAGCCATAATACTCTCCGTTGGTAATCAAGAAACTTGCGGCTATGGTATCACAATATGGATCAACAACACGATCCCGCAGTCCCGATCAAGCATGGTAAATGGGAGATCGTCGCTCAGCGTTTGGCGATGGGAGATACCCAGACCGATGCGTATCGGAAGGCGGGCTACAGCGCCACACAGCCATCCATCGATGCCGCTAAGTTATTGAAAAAGCACCCGGAAATTGCGGAGAGGGCCGAGTACCTCAAGAGCCGGATGTTTGATAGGCAAGTGGATACCAAGCTCATTACCCGAGATGAAGTTCTGCAAGGGTTGATGCATACGATCAAGCAAGCAATAGACCAGGGAAAGCCACAACTATCCGTCGTACACTCTTGCTACCGAACCATTGCCGAGATGGAAGGGATGCTCATCAAGAAGTCTGAAGTAAAACGGATGAAGGAAGATCCGTTTGAGCACGCCTCTCGACAGCAACTTGTAAACATGATCGAGCGAGCAACGAGAGACTTAGGACTGGAGATCGATGGACAACTCCTCGACCAATTCCTCGACAGCGGCGCTACGGATTCTGGCCTCCCGGCTGGAGTCGATGCGGACGAAGAAGCTGGCCTTCTATCGTCCGTATCCGAAACAGGCGGAATTCCACAGTAGCGGCAAGGAGTTCCGGCTTCGGCTGCTCATGGCCGGGAACCAGTTGGGGAAATCCGAGTGTGGCAGCGCCGAGATGGCAATGCACTTTACGGGTCTTTATCCACCCGCCTGGAATGGTATCCGGGTTGAGAAGCCGGGTCGGTACTGGGTAGGTGGAGTCACCAGCCTCACCACGAGAGATGTAATCCAGAGGAAGCTACTCGGTCCCCCCGGGGAAGAGGGTACAGGTTGGATTCCGAAGGAATCGATTGAGAAGCTGGTGCCGTCGCGAGGAGTTCCTGGTGCTTACGACTACGCCATGATCCGACACCAGAAGGGCGGCAGTAGTTTCGTGGGGTTCAAGTCCTACGAACAGGGCCGGGAGAAGTGGCAGGCGGATACCCTCGATGCCATCTGGTTCGACGAGGAGCCCCCGGCAGATATCTGGACGGAGGGGCTTGCCCGTTGTACTGCCACGGGTGGATTCACGCTCCTGACGTTTACGCCACTAAAGGGCATGTCAGATGTGGTCAGAGGGTTTTACCCCACGCCCGATTCGGCTGAGAAGAAAGTCATTCGGATGGGGATCAAGGATGCACAGCACATCTCGGAGGAGATGCGCGAGAAGATCCTGACCCAGTACCCCGAGCACGAGAGGGACGCACGCCTAGAGGGCATCCCCAAGCTGGGATCGGGGATGATCTACAACGTCCCCGAGAGCATGATTGTCGAGGCACCAATCGAAATTCCCTATTGGTGGCGCAGAATTATAGGCATTGACCTTGGCGGCGGGGATCACCCCACAGCCGCAGTTGCCATGGCCCATGATACAGAGACAGACGAGATCCACGTATACGCCTGTTACAAGGGGAAGGACCCCCGTATTGCAATACACGCATCGGCAATCAAGACATGGGGGCAACTACCTGTTGCATGGCCGAAGGATGCGTACACGAGGGACCGCAACAGCGGCACCAGATTTGCAGATCTCTACCGGGAGGAAGGCATTCGGATGCTCCATGAGCATACCCAGTTCATCGATGGAACCGTATCGGTGGAGCCCGGAATCGCGGAAATCCTGAACCGAATGGTCCGAGGGAAGTTCAAGGTTGCTTACCAGTTGTCTGACTGGTGGGATGAGTTCAAGCTGTACCACCGGAGCAACGGGGCAATCGTCAAGAAGTACGATGACCTCATGGATGCCACCCGGTATGCCATGATGAGTTTGCGTTATGCAACGATAATCCGGCAGAGGAATCGATTTCCCGCTACAGTAGGTGTGGATTACGACCCGTTGGCTGCGTCCGATGAGGCGAAGTTGCACTGATGCTTAATCCCACCAACCGATATACACGGCGGCGGCTGAACCAAGAGAATGCATTGAGCAAGGCCAATGGTTCCAAGGGAGCACGAAACGCGCAGCGCCACTTCAATGCGGGAACACTTGGATCTTTGTTTGGCCCCGGGCAGACTGCCCTCTCGGGAAGGAAATCTTCTCCTGGTGGCACGACAATGATTCGAAAGGAAGCAAGTGATGGGAGCTGAAATACTTGCAGCACTGACCGCCGCTAGCAATACAGTCTCTAACGTACTGGAGCCTGTTACAAGTTTCTTGGGTGGAGCAGATACTGCGACTTCTGCAACGACAGGGATAAGTGAAGGATTGCACGGATTGACCGGAGTTCCAGCAACTCCAGCAATCGGGCCAGCAACGCCTGCTGCAGCGGCAATCAAAGGAACAAGTAAGGCTCTTGGGCAGATTGCTGGAATTGGGGGTCAGGCAATGAAGGCGGTACCCGTGGCTACGGCACTCGCTTCTGCAAAATCTAAGCCCAAGACGCCAAAGATAGAGATGCCTTCTGGTCCTACTGATACAGCAATCGCGAGATCATCGACGCGCGCGGAAAAAAGAGGGCAGGGCGCCAGCTCGAAACGAGCACCGGCACGACGAAAGGCCGGATACTCCAGCTTTGGATAGGAGCCAACATGGGCATTGAAACACTTATCGCAATGGCAGTAACGGCAGCGCAAACAATAGCAGGTGCTGGCGGTGCCGTTGCTAGTACCGTTGCGCAAGGAATCACTGGTCTTGTTACCGGAGCGGGCGCTATTCCCGCAGGTGGAACACTTTCGACTAGTGCTCTTGGAGGGTCCGTCGCGGGACCAGCGTCATCCGCAGTAGCCGCTGCAGGACAGGTTGGTTCAGCGCTAGGAAGTGTAGGGCAACTTGCTGGTTCCATCGCGCCTGCAACAAAATCTGCAGTAGACGCAAAAAATGCAGCCAAGTCCCTCAAGAAGAAAGCAAAGGAAGCGGCTGCTCCGACAGCGCTCGCACAAGCAAACACAAGACCTAGTTTGCAAAAGCGTGGTGGACAAAGCAGTCGAACTACTGCGACTGGTGCAAGCGCAGCCGGAGGGAGAAGTACCGCAGGCACCAGTGGGTTGGCGTAATCATGCTGGATACAGGTCCCCAGATTTGTCAGAGATTCGATCAGTTGAAGTCTCAGCGTGGGACGTTTGAGAACACATGGCAGGAAATTGCCAATCATGTTCTCGGGCTCAGGGATTTCAATACGACACGTCACCCTGGCGAACAGAGGATGCGTCGGATCTATGACACCACGGGCCTGATTGCAGGCACACGGCTAGCGGCAGCTCTGCACGGGATGATGCTCAACCCATCGAGTAAGTGGTTCTTCCTCAAGATACAGCCGGAGGAGCTGTCTCAAGATCCAGAAGTCTTTGAGTGGCTAGAACACGCAACCAAATCACTGCAGTATGTCTTTACTGAAGGCCGGTTTGGTTTTACCAATGCTGCAGCCGAGTGGTTGTTGGATCAGGTTTACTTCGGTACGGGAGATCTTTTCGTCGATGATGTTCCCGGGGTGGGTCCAATGTTCCACTCCCGGCCTCTTGGTGAAATCCACATTGACGAGTCGTGGAATGGGAAGCCGGATACCTTCTATCGCTTCTATAAGATGAGTGCTCGTCGGGTTATCCAACAGTTCGGAGAAGAGGTAGACGACGAAGTATTCCGGTGGGCACAGAAAGATCCGCTACGGGAAGTCAAGATTCTTCATCTGATCCATCCACGGTCAGAGTCTCAGACGAAGGAGAGAGATACAAAGCCTTGGCGCTCGGTATACGTTCTATATGAGAAGAAGAAGATCATAAGTCTCGGTGGTTACTACACTCAGCCACACATGGTGGCTCGGTGGAGTAAGGAGAACCATGAGCTGTACGGTAGAAGTCCTGCGTGGCAGGCTTTGTCCGACTGCAAGATGCTGAATGAGATGAGCAAGACGCTCCTCAAGACAGCACAGAAGGCCGCAGACCCGCCCCTGTTGGTACCGGATGACGGCGTTCTATCCATGGTCAGCACCAGCCCCGGGAGCTTGAACGTATACCGGGCGCACGTTTTCAAGGATGACCCAATCCGCCAGTTCCCCGTGTCCACCACGACTGTCATTAGTGAGAAGATTCTGGAGCAGAGACAGATGATGGTGCGTGCGGCCTTCTTTGCCGACGCCATTGCTCTCCCCAATCAGCAGGGTATGACAGCCACGCAGGTGATTGAGCTGGAAGACAAGATGGCTCGAAGCATGGTGTCTATGCTGGGGCGGTTGCAGCACGAGGGAATCGACCCCCTGCTTCGTAGGACGCTAGACGTGCTGGAGAGGGGACGGTTCTTGATCCCCCGGCCACCGCAGATGCGCGGAACCGAGGTAACGGTGGAGTACATCTCTCCGGCTTCGCGGGCACAGAAGCAGACTGAGGCCCGGTCGATCATGTCTACCTGGGCATCGGTCGCGCAGTTGGGAGAGGTTGCCATCGAGGCGCTAGATAACCTCGACCCGGATGAATCCGTTCGGCTTCTGGCAGAGAGTCAGGGTGTCCCGCCGGGGATTCTCCGGTCTGTCGGTGAGCGCGAGGGAATTCGGCAAGAGAGAGCGCAGGCTGAGGCCCAGGCCCAGCAGATGGCCCAGGCCCAGCAGATCGCTGGTATGGCACAGCAGGCTGGTGCTGCCGAGAAATCCATTGCCGAAGCGGCAAATGTCGGTACGGAGACGCCTTGAAAACCAAATGGGATGATATTGAAGATCGTCGTACCGAGATCGGCAGGGCGTACGGATATATCTTCACCAGTGAGATGGGGCAGATCGTACTGGAAGATATCAGGAAATTCTGCGGAGTGGGGCGTGATGCCTACACGCCGGGTACATTTGACCAAACTGCTTACAACCTGGGTATGCAACGAGTTTGGCTTCACATCGATGCCAAGATCAATTCACACCCCATAGCAGAAACACTACACACAACTGAGGAGTCACTTGATGAGTGAAGCGGTCCCTTCTGGGGGCATTACGGATGTAGGATCATCCGAAACAACAGAGCCCACGGGTAGCTACGAAGGCAATTCCTTTCAGACTCTAGTGGGGACATTGGACCCTGGACTCGCCAGCAATCCGAATATCCAGCGACATGACAGCATGGATTCGATGGCAAAGGAGTATGTAAACCTTGTCTCGAAGATTGGCGAGAAAGGAATCATCCCTGCAAAGAAGGATGATCCATCAGATCGTAACCGTTTTTACAATGAACTGGGTCGGCCTGAGACGCCTGGGGGATACGATTTCGGAGACTTTTCCGTTCCCGAAGGACTTCCTTGGGATGATCGAGTGGGTATGGAACTCGTCAAGGAGATGTGGGAGCAGGGTCTTACACAAGATCAGGTGCCAGCTATTGTAGAGAAATACACACAGATCCAGGCACAGGCATGGGGACAGCGTGAGCAGGCGTCAGTACAAGCCAATCAGGAGACAGTGAGCACTCTACAGTCTGAGCTTGGATCGGCTTATACCGAAAGGATGAATATGGCGCACCGAGCCGTCGTAGAGTTCTTCGGTTCAGATAATGTAGACGATATCCTTTCGACTCGGCTGGAGAGCGGAGTGCAGTTGGGAGACTGGATGCCATTCGTCAAAGCGATGATGTCAGCAAGTGGCGGTCTACGGGAGGATGATTTGCATACCGATCCTACACAGACCGGGATGGGTGCTAAAACACCCGAAGAGGCCGAGAGAGAGATGGAAGCCCTCATGGCTGATAAGGAATTCCGAGAGGCTTACTTGGACAGTCAGCATCCAAATCACAAGATGGCGCTCCTGAAGATGGATGAGCTGTACGCCTATAAGGGTGACAAGGGTTCAGTCGCTTCGGTTGGGATTGGTCCTGGGGTCAGCGTGGCGGTAACGGGGTCTGGTGAGGAGAGATGACCACGAAGGCAGAACAGAGACTCTTCTGCTGGAAGGTGGCCCATTCCATTGTTCAGATGGATCTGACACTGTCGATACACGAAGTGGGAAACAATTTGTTTCGCTGGTGTGAATCTGAGAGTGACCCCAAGCTGGCATTCAGATGTCTCGAAACGGCATACGAGCATCGTGGTGGAGCGTTAACAACTGACAGGCTATTGACGAAAGCGAAAGACGCATATACGTTTTCTTCTACATCGCTTTCGTGGGCAGCCTCACAATCGTCATCTTCAACGGGTAGCTCTCCGAGTCCGACAAAGAAGAAGACAAGAGGTCCAGGGAAACGCAAAGGGGTCCAGCGCGTTGCGGAAGACCACTTCCGTTAAGATTGGGTAGCCCTCCGCTCTAAAACTATTTTAGCAGAGGGACATCATGTCTAACGAAATTACTACGCATCGAGTACAACGATTCTTCGACGGAATCACCATTCTGGCGCAGCAGAAGATGTCGCGCCTTCGCCCGATCGTTCGAAACGAAACGGGCATTTCTGCCAAGCAGGCGTTCTTCGACCAGATTGGCAGCACGACGATGCAGGAGAAGACGACTCGGCATACTGATACGCCGATCATCGAGATCCCGCACCGCCGCCGCTCTGTCACCATGAAGTCGTATGAGACGGCTGACTTGGTTGGCAAGCACGACCTGAACACCATCATCAACGACCCGACCTCAAGTTACGGTCAGGTCATGGCGATGGCTGCTGGTCGTAAGATTGACGAGATTGTGGCCGATAAGTTCTTCTCGTCTGCCCAGACGGACGAGACGGGAAGTACTACTACTCCTTGGCCGGGCGCTGCATTCGAAATCGCATCGGGTAGTGTTGGTCTGACGATTGCGAAGGTACTTGCAGCCAAGCGCGTTCTGGATGAGAACGAGAACGATCCGTCAGTTCGTCGTCACGGTGTGATGTCGGCAAAGCAGATCGAAGATCTTCTCAATACGACTGAGGTTGCATCAAGCGACTTCAATACGGTAAAGGCACTGGCCCAGGGTGAAATCAACTCGTACTGCGGGTTCCAGTTTACCCGTTACGAAGGTCTGCCGATTAGCAGTACCACGAACCGAAACTGTCCGTTCTATCTCGAAACCTCGATGCTGTTGGCATTTGGCATCGATGTGACGGGGCAGGTTTCGGATCGTCCCGACAAGAGCCACGACACCCAGATCTACTACTCGTTCCGTGCCGGTGCTACCCGCATGGATGAGACGGGTGTTATCAATGTCTTGAGCGACGAAGCATAAGCTAACGAGTGACGGAGGGGGTGCGGGGATCGTGCCCCCTCCTAGCTCACCGTGACTAGAAAGGTCACAAATCATGGCAACGTATTATTCTAATCTCATTCAGCCGGATCAGACTACTCCGACTTCCGTGCCCACAATTCGGGCCATTACGAGTGCTGGTCAGCATCGCGGACGACTTCGTTACTCACGAGCGGAAATCAACTTCGCGGCGGCTACCGACCTTGCTAATGACGAAGTTATCCGATGGGTGACTCTGAAGTCATCTGACCGGATTATCGAGTTGCACGCATCATCCGATGCCGATTGGGGCGCAACCGCAACTTTCAACATTGGCTTGTATTTGACGGGATCAAACCACGATGGGGCAGTAATAGACGAAGATCTGTTTGCTTCGGCTGTCGATTTCCAGAATGCAGTTGCTCGGACTGACGTATTCAAAGAGGCCACGACCCTCACGGATATGGACCGAGGAAAGCCGATTTGGCAACTGCTTGGAGAAAGCGCCGATACGGCAACTTCTTATGATTTGGTTTGGCAGGCAACGGCAGACATTTCGGCGACTGCCGGTGCTACCAACTCGGTCATGGAAGTCTATTACGTTTCTGGCGACTGATTGACTAGCCGGGGGGGGGGCGTAAGCTCCCCCTCGGTGTAGGTGTTACATGGCGTTTACCCATGAGCGGGACATCATCAATGCCGCGTTGTCTGGTCTTGGTGTCAACCCGGTAAACGCTTCATACGAGTTGACTGTACCTGGCGAAACGACAGAGCAGGCAAAGCTGGCCTCTGCCACGTACTCGATGCACCTAGAGCATCTGTTGGCATCGCACCCCTGGAACTTTGCACTCAATCATGCTGTGTCAGACATGGCACTTTTACCCACAGGGACATGGCGTTGGGATTATGCCTACTCGCTTCCTAGCGACTCACTTCGAGTTTGGGAGGTTGAGAAGCAGAGTGCAAACATCGAAGACGAGTGGACCGTATCGGATGGCCTGCTGCTGACAAATTTGGAACAGACAACTTCCGCCACCGTTACAGCAATCGATGCAGGGACCGATACATGCACCAGTAACAATCACGGCTTTTCTGCCGGTGATGTAGTGATTGTGAACAACATACCGGGTCTGACAGACGATACTGTTTTGTACTACGTCATGGCCGCCGGGCTTACTGATAATGATTTTCGGCTATCAACGAGTGCCGTGGGTGCGGCAGAAAACCTCTCGGTGTTTGTTAGCAACGGAACAGTAACTCGGCGGACAGTAGATATCCGGTATGTCAAGGACGAAACAGCGGTTACAGCTTATAGTCCTCAGTTCATCACTGCCCTGGTAGCGAAGCTGGAGTCCGAATGGGCAGAACCCTTGGTCAAGGCAACGACGCTTGGTGAACGGAAAGATCTGAAGTTCATGGACAAGTTGGCAGAATCTCGCAGCCTAGACGGCCAAGAGGGAACACCAGAACGGCAAGAAGTTCTTACGTGGCTCGATGAGAGGTAACCGTGTCGCAAGCCAATATCTCTCTTCGGTCGTTCAACGGTGGACAGATCGGCCCTAGAAGCGAGGGACGTACTGATATCGAGCAGTACGGTACTTCCGCCCGCCTTATCAAGAACTTGATCCCCAGAGTCAACGGCTCCATGGTTCGCAGACCAGGGACGCGGTATTCCACGACCGCCCTTCAATCAGACGCAACGACATATCCAAGCCGTTTGATTTCGTTTGAGATCGGGGATAACGAAAACTATCTCCTTGAACTAAACGAATACAAGATGCGTATCTTCAAGGATACGGGTCCAATGACATATCCGTCTAGGACTCTGCGTCCTGACGAACTGCTCGTAAATGGAACCCATATCAACAGTATTGGTACCGCCGGTTGCCGATACCTCTTTGCGACGGAGTTCGGTCACGGGTTTTACCACGGACAGGGGATTCGGTTTTCTAGTTCGGGTGTTGCTCCCAATGGTCTGAGTACAAACGTGACATACTATGTTGTCCTTCCCAGGACGCTCCACTTCTTGGATGGTGGAACACATAATAGTAACGAGGTAGAGTTTAGGATTTCAAATCCTGAAAATCTATTCCTTATTCCCGGGCAGGGGCCATACTCGTTACGTGCCGATTTCAAAAAGAGTGTATTCGGATCGGGTGGTTCTCCTGACGTTGAACACCCCTATGGGGCGCCGCCGAATGGCGGTGGATACTATGTTGACTCAGTTGATGCGACCGCTGGCAATCCACACGTTCTTTTTAGGCACGGTCGAGCCCAAGATGCTGCCCACGTCGACGGACATGCGAACCCTACTGTTGCTGAGTTCAGGATAAATGTAACCGCAGTACCAACAGAAGAGGCATACGCAACTACCTTTCAGCTAGCGACAGACTATAAGGATCTATATGGAAGCGTATTCCAAACAAATTTACCCAGTGTTACAGATTCGATGGTCATCGAAACATCTTATGGTGATGCAGCAGTTCCAGAAGAGATTGTGATTAACACTCCATGGACAAATGCAGAAGTGTGGGAGTTGGACTTTTCGCACGGCATTGATCGGATGTTCTTCTACCACGAAAACCATCCACCGTTTGAACTCAATCGGTGGAATGTCGGCGCATTCCGATTCGTTCCTGTACCAATCGAGCACACACCCGTGGGGGAGCTGTCACCGGATGGTGTAGACGTAAAGATAGAGCTAAAGGAATACGACAACGCCGGCGCTGTGACTCCAAAGGGCCTTACTGACTCGCAAACAGAACAGTTAGGAGAAATGTTCTATGCAGTCACACAAAGAGGAAGCGGCGTATTTGATGCTGGGGATGTTGGACAGAGTTTCCGCTGGCTCAATCCCGCGGGGGTCCCTGGGTCAGTCGCAAATGATGCCGGTGCAGAGAAGGTACAGGTCGTCGGTAGAATCGATCGTATTGGAGATGAATACGCCGGCGGAATAATTGGACACCGAGCGCAAACAAGGCTCCCGTTGCCCGAAGCATTCTTTGACGCAAGTGATATATCGGGTACCAACATTACCGTAGACGATGTAACCGGGTTTGCAGTGGGTGATCCGGTTTCGTTCGTGTCAGGCTCGACAGGTCTTGTAGGCAATATCGCAGAAGGACAAGTCCTTTTTGTCCAGTCTATTGCCGCGCCAGTCATCAATGTGGAAACAACTTCGGGCGGTGGTGCCATCACGGTAACTACGCAAACGGGTGGTGGGGCTAGACATAGTCTGATTAGTCACCGTCTTGTACTGGAAGACATAGCTGGAGCGGTTTTCGCCCTCAGTGGAAATTTTGGAGAAGATGAAGGACGAATTGGTTTGCACATGGATGGCGAGCCTGCAGCGGGTTTGTATCCCGGTCATGTGTATAGACTGAGAGTATTGGATGCAGTGAATGGGCGCTGTTATCTGGAGCTGCACGGGGGGGACGACGACGGAAAGATTCCTTGGATATCGACCCCGGGTCACGGTTTGGGGTTTCTTTCATCGGATGGTCTTGGCAAGACAAGTTCAGCAGATATCCGAACGACGATAGACGGTGGATATCAGGAAGGCAAGATCGGATACCAAACTCCTAATTTCCGATACCATCGAGGAGAATGGGGTCCGCTTCGTGGGTGGCCCCGCGCGGGTACACAGTACGAGCAGCGTCATATTGCTGCAGGTTCATTTGCATATCCCAATAGAGTTTGGGCTTCACAAACAGGTAACGATGTAAGCTGGGCGCCCTATAACGATATAGGGGTCATCGGCGCATCAGGAACAAGCGTTGCTTCTCAAGAGCAGAGACAGTACGAAACACTGGATACCTCTGGTTTTAGTTTTGACCCATTGAGTTCTTCTACATCTCATGTCCAGTGGTGTCACGGACACAACATCTTAATCGTAGCGACACGATCAGAAATCTTTGAGATCGCTGCCAGTTCCAATAGAGAAGCGCTGACCCCGGCCAATGTGAACGCACGTATCGTATCAACCGTAGGAGCGAATCGTGTCAAGCCTGTTCGGGCTGGCTCGGACATTCTCTACATTTCTTCGAGTGGTTCAGAAGTTTCGGCACTATTGTTTGATGGTGTGTCTGCGGCAAGTACGCCGCAGTCTCTAACGGTATGGTCAGAAGATACTGTCAACAGTGAGATCACCCAGCTTGCATGGCAAAACGAGCCCTTCCCGATTCTGTGGTTGTGCCGCAAGGATGGTGAACTATGGGGATGCACTTACGACCGAGAACAATCTGTGGTGGGGTGGCACAGCCACCAGCTTGGCGGCACAGATTCAATGGTTAAATCGATAGCAACAATTCGTCACGATGCTGCAGATGCCAGGGATAGCTACGACAGGCTATGGCTCTCCGTGTCTAGGACGATTGACAGTAATCCGGTTCAGTACATCGAATGGATGGACCCCGGCCTTCAGGACTGGGAAGATAGTAGAACGGCCCTGTATCTAGACTGTGCTCCGGCACATGCTGGTACAACCAACCCGAACACACCCGCATTTTTAGCAGGCAGTTTGGATTGGCTTGTTGGGGAAACCGTTACGGCATGGACAAAATTTACATCAGATGACTATGCCAGGGAGGGAACATCAGCGGATACTACCGGTACTGTTCCATTGGTAGTTGCGGTGGGCGGAAGCCTACCGGCATGGTCGAGCGGTGCACAGTCTACTGTCGTCGGATTGCCATATGAATCACAGTATTCTTCTCTACCACTAGAGTCAGTCGCCGATACATCGGGCTCAGAAGCTACGATTCAGGGGCTAAGAAAGAGAATTGTAGACGCATGGGTTCGTGTCTACCGATCACACGATGGGGCGATTAGCTCTCAGTTGGCCGGAGATATCGCGAGCCGTACATCATTGGGAAACGAAGACGACGGAACGAATGAAGTCTTTACGGGTGTTGTCCAAGTCCGAGGTATGCAACACGAATGGAACGAAGAGGCCACCCTGGACTTGCTGGTAACAGGTCCGGTGCCATTTGAGTTGCTTTCCATCGTGACCCGGGTAGATTGGTCCGAAAGATGATTCGACTTGTAGCGACTACAATGGAGCACATTGATAAGTTTGAACCTCAGGAATACCAAAAAGAGGCATGGGGCGAGGCCAAGGATGTACTCACAGAGGAACTTCTGGAGAACACCCGTAGTTTAGTGGATGGCGAATATCCGGTTGCTGTAATAGGGGCTGTACATCGCTGGTCTAATCACTGGCAGGGGTACACCGTGTATGGGATGAAAATCATAGAGGCACCAGCACGGTATATGCGTCCATTTAAGTACGCAATCGACAGCCTGTTTCACGAGGTAGGCATGGACAGGTTGGAGATTACGACTCCATGCGACCACCCCAAGGCTGCAAAGTTGGCAGAGTTCTTGGGATTCAAACATGAAGGTCGAGCCCGACGATATGGCAGAGATGGTGGGGATCACCACGTCTTTGCGATGGTGAGGGAATGATGAGTTTGTACGGCCCTTCAGTTCAGTCGATTGGTGCATTAACTGGTCTTATCGGTGCAAAACGAGAAGCACAAGCAGCAAGACGTATTGCCATACAGAGAGCAGCCGGTGAGCGGGCACGAATCGAAAGAAGCTACGAATATCTTCGAGTAAAAAACAGATTGAAGCGCGTAAAGCAAGGTATCTCTATGACCAGTCCGGTAGTACAAATACTGGAATTTCAGGGAGAGCAGGATAAGCAAGAAGCGATTGCCGAGTCCGTAGTAGAGGTAAACAACCAGCTACAGGGAATTGCTGCAGTAGAGCAAGGTCGCAAGTACGCAAGTCTGATCGGAATGGCAGATCCATGGCTTTCTTATGAGCAACGACAAGGTGATTTGCGTCTTGCTAATAAGCAACGAGAAGATGCTTTGCGGATTAGAAGAGGGACTGACAGAGCAAGACTAGACTTACTCAAAGAACAGAACGCCTTCTTGCGTAAGCAATTGAGTGCGTTGGCGAAAGCAGTGCCATCGGGGATTCGTTAATGGCAGAGCGAGATCGTTCAGAACCGTTGGTTCGTGCACCTGTTTTAGATCGGCCGAGGCAGCTTGTAGAGCCGCCGTCTCCCCTTTCGGGAGCGTCGCGCGCCTTGCAAGAAGCTGGTTACGGGATAGCGCAACGAGATGCCGCTGCTAAAGAAGGGGCAGCGCGACGAGATTTCGTTGTTAAAGAAGCAGAAGCGAATCTTGAAGAAGCCAAGGGTCGATCCTCTCTTCTCGTGGAAGAGTCTGGTCTTAGGAGAGACATTCGCGGACTTTCCGCTCGTACCAGGAAGTACATTCAAGATACCTATGCTAATGCATTTGAGGCGGCTACATCCCAAACGAAATCGGAAAACGTAAACAAAGCATACGAAGACCATCTAAAACCATTAGGCGATATGTTCGAGTCCCTAGCTGAAACCAACGAAGGGCCGGTTCTCGAACTGTATGCTGCAAATGTACGTAGTGGTCAGCAGAGAACCCTGTTGAACAGGGAGCGACGACTGCGACTGGCAGAAGATATTGAAGAATACGAGGGTGTGCTCCAGGGGGCTGTGACCAATGGCATAGCGGTTTCTGCCGAGACATTGAATAGTGGAGACATTCTTCTCGATTCGATGGTTACAGACGCCTTGACCAATATATTTGCGGAGAGTGCGTTTGAATCAGAAGCAAGCGAAGAAACACGAATAGAACTTGAGAAGTTAAGAACAGGCGCTGCGGAAACGTATTCTACGATTGTAGTGAACGATGCTATCGCTGCAGGTTTGAAAACCGGAGACTTTGGAACCGCAAGACGTATTCTGAATTTGCTCAGAAACGGTGGTACATCGGGCGATACTGACGAGACACGTCCGATGCTTTTATCTGGCAACAAAATAGGCGAGCTTGGACGCACCCTTCTATTTGCAGAGTCAGAATACGAACGAGATTCCCTGTGGACACGTCTTGTCGGAATGGAAAACGGTCAAGAACCTTTCCGGCCCGAGCTTATCATCGCTGCGATGGACAATCCCAATTCTAAGATGACTCAGACAGACGAGAATCAGTTGGAGCGGGCTGTTTATGGCGCCAAGAGGAAAATAGACAAGGACAATGAACTTGCCTCGCAAGTAGATTTCTTTGCGGCCAGTCAGACTGGGCAAATGCCCTGGACGGATAAAGGGAACGAAACAATTATCATTACGAGAGGTTTCCCCAGGAAACAAGAAGATACGATAGAAGGGTTAGGCTTAACCCCTCCGGGTGGAGACGCTTCCCTTGCGGAACTACTTGAGTACAACAAGGTGTCGCTGAGTCGGACGGATTCGATTCATTACCCTACGTTCCTGGGGATTGTTGACATCGCCATGTCACCGGACAACGAGGAGTCAGTCCGGGCCGCTGCGGGTATGCTCGGTCTGTTGCAACTTGCAAAGCAGCAGGGTAAGCAAAACATAATCCTTAACGAGCTTCCTCCAGAAATGAAGAAGTTCGTTAGTTCAATAAGGGGTACAGTACGAGAGCGCATTTCTAGTACGCGAACACCATCAGGAGATCCGTCAGATCAGCCCGTGGCTACCGTTGGTGAGGTTGAGTTTGCTATTGCGAGGTGGCAAGAAGATCAGAATATGTCTTTGAGCGAGAAGGCGTCGTCCACACTGGCAAAATCAGAGATGTTCGAGGAACAATGGAGGAGGTTGCCAATAGAAAACCGTAGAGCAATGGCTGAGCGTGCATTTTCTGAATACGGAAACATAGAAATGGGAGCAAAGCTACCGTGGGAATCCGTTTGGGAAGCCTTCCCTGGTGTCCCTAGTGATTCTTTTATACCTGGACTCATGGCACAACTCGATCGACAGCTACAGGAGAACTGGAATCCGAATGTTCCCATACAGGAACAGGTTGACGCTGCCGCATTTGTCATTTGGGAAGATGCAGGGTACGGAGAGAATCCCAGTGCGGTAAATCCAGACGGTTCTTCAAGGGTTACAGCAAGATCAGCCGATGTTGCTCGGATCATGGGGAATCCAGGTTTTAATCCATACCTACGAGGGGGTTTAACCGAGGGTTCACCGTCAAGTTTCACAGCACAAAATGCCCATATCGTAGTTCAAACAGCTCAGACTGTTGCTGAGCGTGAACTCTCGGGAGAGCTTGAGGAAACGCAGCGTCTCTTTTTTGAAACACTCCGTAACGTAGCGAACGCTCTGAGACAAACAACGGTGTTTGGTAATCGTATTCCATTGGGACCGGACAGTACCGACTTTTCCAGAGATAGGTTGCCAAACTGGTACTACTCCGAGAACGGCGCTTTGATGGGAGCATTTGGATCTGGTGGACCTGGAAACATGCCGGGTCACATCTCCAGTCCGGCAGTCGCTTCGTTCACACAGACAATGGGAACCGAGAAGGATTACGCCCAACAAGTACAGAAGTTTGTAGATCTAACTGGTCACCCGGCCCCCGAAGACGGTTCGTTCTTGCGAGACTTGCTAGACGGAAATTCTCCGCCGACGATGGATACTTTGCTGAGATATACAGCAGAGCTTCTCGCTATTAGAAAAGAGATGCCCGGACCAGATATCGACGTAAGAGTAATCACTGATGAGCAGGGTAGGGTTTGGTTTAATAGTGCTGCCTTCGGTGGCCCGGAGACTATGGCACCAGTTGATTTTCAGTTGGACCCAACTGGGGGAGTCCAGGGAGTCATTCGAGACGAAGAGAGTACAGGCCAAGCCCAATTCCCTATGCCGACGGGTGTAAACGTCTTTAACCCGACGAAAGAAAACTATCCATACGATCCGAATGCCTTCGTAGAGATTATTAATGATGATGGACAGTCGGAATGGACGACTGATTGGCGAGATGCAGGACTGGAGGCTGCGAACTGGATCTCCCCCTTCATGAAACAGCGAGAAAAAGAGACACAGGTACAATATACGCGCATGAATGCCGAGGTCACTAGTTTTCTGGACAAATTCCCTGAGCGATATCCGGCGGTTAATAAACTGTTAGAAGAGATGTTGCCAGGGTTGTTGATAGGGGAAGGGGAGATCACACCATATATAGAAGCTGTACCGATTACACCAGAGTACAAAAAGAAGTCGGACAAGCCCTATAGCCCAGTTATAGAAAAGCCGAGAGAAGAGGTGGCGGATCGTGAAGAACAGACTATGCGCGAGAATCTGGAAACTATTAGGAAAAAAGGGGAACCGCACGCACCAGTTCCCATGAATACATCAGATGATGTATTTCGCGAAAACGGTATTGAAATTGATAGTGAGGACGGTGTTCAGAAGACTTCCGTAACCAACCTTTCGACCGGTATCGTCAATGCTACGATTGCGGCCTGCAAAGAAATTAAATCAGTGGCAGGAGAAAATGCTCCATGTGTCGTTACGAGTGGCATGAGGGCAATGGAAGACCTCGGCGTTGATGAAAATGGAAACCTCAAGCCGTCTCTTCATGTTACGGGTAATGCCATTGATATCCGCGCGAGACATCTTTCTTTCGAGCAGAGGGAAGAAGTAGTAAGGCGGTTGCAGAAATTGCTGGGCAAAGAATACGACATCCTATGGCGTCCGTATGCAGGTGGATCAAGGGGGAACCACATTCACATAGAGAGGGATACGAAAGAAACGAAAGAAGAGATGCTATCTGCAATACTAGAGTACAGCGAACTTGCCTAATAACTTACGGTACAGAAGAGAGATTCTGGGTCGGAATCGGATTGCTCCAAGTCGGTTGTCTCAGGGGCCGTCAGCTCTTGATATCATCGGCGCAAATGTGATGCTGGAGAATGACATTGTCTCGACTGGGAGGTGGTCGGCTTCTCAGCTTGAGCAGACGTTGATGTCATCAGACGAAGAGTTCGTCCCGCCGATTTGGGAGCTTCCTCCTGGCATTCCGGCAGAGCGTATGATGGGCGCTCGTTCACGGCAGCAGTGGGATCACCGTCTTAGCTATTACAATGAAGAGTTAAGGGCTCGCCAAGTACAGGGTGCTAGCGGTTGGGGTTCGTTCCTTTCCGGATCTGCAGCCGGTATGCTCAGTCCGACGACCCTGCTCGGTCCAGGTGTTGCTTTGCGGTCAAGTGCTTCAATCCTGAAGGGTGCAGGGATCGGGGCAGGGGTTGGTTTGGCAGGTGTAACAGCGCAAGAGGCAGCGTTGTATGCCTCCCAGCAGTACCGGACAGGCGCCGAAGTTGCGATGGGAATTGGTACTGGCACATTCCTGAGTGGTGTACTGGGGGCGGGGGCTGGTGCTTTATCCAAGCGGGCGTATCGTCAGCTACAGGCAGAGACGCACAGGCAGCTTGAGTTCAGCAACCTAGAGATTGCTTTCAAACCGGATGATGGTTCTTTCTATCTGTGGAATGACAACGTCAGGCGGATCTTCGAGGAGAGAAACGCCCAGGAGTTCGAAGCAGGAAACCCTAGGGGTATCGCTGAAGAAGAGTTGAATGACATTATCATTGAGCATGGTGATCGATTCGAAGACCAGAAGGCAGCACAAAAAGAGCTTTTGAAGCGTGGAAGGGTCATGCTCAACCCCGAAGCGATCGATGTCATTACCTCTGCGGCACAGCCATATGTCAGAGAGATTGGTGTCAATTCTCCACAAGCCAGAATGGATAGAATTCTGGATGCACCGGTTACTGTGGACGGTGTCGAGACATCATTGCGTTCAAAGCTGAACGAATTGAGAGAAACGGCAGCGTCTCAGAGTCGCGAGTTGGATGAGGGATACGACCAGACGTTCGAAGAATTGATCCACTCATGGGTCATGGTAGTACAGCGACTTGAGGCGGCGACCAGGGGACACAAAGAGTTCATTGATCCACTCACGGGTAAGCCATTTACTGAGGCTGAGCTTTTAGAACAGCGCTTTCTTCAGACTGGTGAGGAAAGTATATCTCAAGCAGAATACGAAGATCGCAGAGGTTTTAATCGTGGTGAAGTAGCTGACTTGATGGATCAGGCATACGGATTGCTTGTCTCAATGGCTGAGCGTTTTGCCGTGCTGGACGCACCACACACACAAGTGGAAATTCAGCGAACGATTCGGGAGGTGTTTGGCAGGCGAGTCGCGGACTCGCCAGAGGGACTGAGCAGCACCACTATTGGCAGACATCATGTTCATATACCAATGCCCGACATTGGTGGATGGCGACCATTCTTTCGTGAGTTTATCGAACCACTGTCCTCAAGAGAGGAAATCACTGGTGGTGCCCCTGACCTAGAGAACACACTGGGAAGAATAGTGGAAAGGCAGGAACAGGGTTCTCATCTCGATCCAGACAGTGAAGGAGATATCGATCCTTCGGGTGCAGGGACGGTAGTGATGAACCTCCTCGTCGGACAAGAGCAAAGAAAGCTCATCCGACTGCCAGTATTCGATGAGCTTACTGCAGAGAATGCAGTAATGCTGGAGCTTGTGGCCCATGTCCGTGCTGTCGGGGAAGAGACTTTCCCTGATGAAGTACTGCAGGCAGCAGGTGTAATCGAACGGCATCTCCCAAGCTACCAGACTCTCCTGAAAAGATATGAAGAACTAGGAGAAAGAGATGTAGTGGCAAATCCTCTGAGTGCAGAGGAAACGGCCTACAAGATTGCACTGCGTCGTCAGGTTGAGACGCTGGCTCGTGCATTGTCTATTGCATTCCACGAGCTAGACAGAAACGTATCGGGGGTTGGAGCAGTACGCTTGGCCGCACAACGCTCGGATATGTTTTCGGAAATACGCAGACTCTCTATGGCACTGGGTGTCAATCTCCCTAGGGCCCGTCAGACAATCATTGACGATCTTGCAGGCCACCTTGTGGAGAAGGGCGAATACAAACCAGACCAAGGCCGTGGTGTCTATGGGCCGATCTTTACAAAGTACGAGGCAACGAACGCTACACGGGTAGTAGATATCGAAGGTAAGGAGCCAAGTCTTCAGCAAAAGCAGGAGATGCTAGAGGCGGGAATCTCTCGATACGAAGAGATATTGGCTAACCCAGAAGATTTGACACTGCGTGATTACCAAGAGGAAATCAGTTTTGGAATTCCGTTTCGGATTGAGATTGAACCAAGTCAGCAAGAGATTGTAGAACTATTCGAATCTCGCAGGCGTGTATTTCAGGCAGAGTTAGACAGTGTAAAGGCGGAGCGCGCTGGTTTAGTTCAACCTGTTGGCGCTCGAACCCGCAGCATTCCGGGGCAATTTGCCTATGGCCCTCGTGGTGCCTACTTCTTTCAGCCTGGGATGCACATCATTACCATTGATCCAAGGTGGGCACGAGAATCCTTTGAAGCAAAGGTTTGGATGGACCCCAAAGTCGAAGGTGTCCTGCCCATCGGTGATGAGAATATGTTCCGAACTTGGTTTGATTGGATGGACTTCGTTACCGAACACGAGAAGGCACACGCCCGACATCGCCCCTACCCCGACGAGAGTGTGGCAGAGTACGAGAACCGTATCAATCGCATAGGTCTTGCTGCCTATAGAGACAACAAGCGCAACCTCCGAATGGAGGGGAGGGTAATTGAGCAGGCAGA